ATCATCGAAGAATCCTTCAGGTTCAAGTAAAGAAGTTATTTCTGTATTGTTCTTTACAGATGCTACACAGGCATCATACTTACTTTTAGTGTTATTGTCTAAGAATATCGGTTCTTTAGTTATGGCTTTAGAATCATATAAGTCTTTAAGTTTAGACCAATAAGGTAGACAATTATCTCGGACAAGCTGACATTTTTTATCGTCCATTTTGCCTTTATAATAGTCTACCTTATTAGAAGCGGCTATAATATCCTCATCAGTAATATCAGGATAGCACTTAAACAATTCATCTGCCATTAGGCCTAATTTAGCAGTAGGCCTATCTATTCCTCCTATGATATCAAATTCACCAGGCTGTAATATTTCTGCATGAACTGCACTGCCTAGTAAAAAGGAATCAGAGAAAGAATGTTTGTTTTCTAAGAATTTTTCAGGTGAGCCTCCTTGTTCAGGATTTATTAAAGATAATCTAGAATTACTTACATAATCTGAATATCTGCTAGAGAAGTATACATCATCAGGCATATCTTCCCACCTTAAACTGTCAAGAATTGGCTTTATTAATATCATATTAAATCCGCAAAATTAACAAATTCTTGCTTTTTAAAGTTATTAAATACTTCTGAGATTTCCTCTATATCTAGAGAATGGATTCGACCTCCATTCTTCCACCACTGATTGTACTCACTATCAATTAATAAACAAGGAATCCCAGATAAATTTAAATCAATAAAGTTATGAGCAGAATCATCGATAAATAAATCTACTCTTCCCTTTATTCTAGGAGCCTTACTTACTTTGTGTCCAAAGATTTGGTACACAGGACTGCTAGGAAAACCATGTCTTGCTAGCCATCTTTTCGACCAATCTTTATTACACACTCTAGAAGTACAATAGAGAGTTGGAATAAAATTACAAGTATGTTTTACTGGTAAATTTAACCAGAACTCTCTATCAAATTTAAGAACACGTACAACATTTTTAGTAACGTTTGGTTCCTTTAGCCTTTCTGGATACTTATCAGTGTTAAAACGTTGTTTATAAGCATCAAAGAATCCAGCTAAGGTATCATCAATATCTAAACCTATCTTAAAAGTCATATAATTCTCCTATTATTATATTATGGGAATCACACAAATAGTTCTGTAAGGATTCCATATCACAATCCCAGTCGATATCACAGATATTCTTCCAATATTCTATTACTTCATTTTCAGCATCTTTAAGTGTTTCAGCATCAAAATCTTGTATAACAGGTATACCTAAATCAGCATCGTATATAGGTAATAAAAACTTTGCCATTAAAATTCTTCAATATCGTAGAGTTCACTTACGTAAACATCATTATTAGACAGTTCAAAGACAAGGTCTTCCCAACTATTAACTTCCAAATCTTCAAAGAGTTCATTAAAATAATTAATAGCTAGATCTTCTGCGTCTTTAATACTATTTGCGTGAAAGGATTTAATTTTAACTTCGCCTAAATCATCAATGGCGAGTAGATATGTATTCATTTCTTTATTAATTGATAAAAATAATTAAGTGGAAGTATAGCAACAGAGCCTGGCGAGTTGCCTTCGTCTCCAGTTTTCTTCCAAATAACTACAAAAGGCTTAGATTTATCTGAACAAGCATCTCTAATAGTAAAGTAACTCGGAGTATTTTGTGTATATTTAGACTGTATATTAACTGGCAATTCGCCATTTAAATCTACGACATCTATTTTATCAGCATCAGCCATTTTATTCTGACTTCTACTTGACACACAACCAGTATAACCAATAGCCTTAAGGTCATTAATTATCTCAAGTTCAAATCCATTACCCTTACTTTTACTACGTTTTGCTTGTTTCGATTTACGAGTATGTTCATTAGCCCACATACACGTAATTCCATCTTTAGATTTACTACCAGCTCCTTTACGACTACATCTAGTCTTTACAGAAGCTTCGGTAAGTCCAGTACTTTCAGCAGCAGAAGCAGGAGATTCGAACACTTCTTTATGTCCGTCTTTAAATGTAACTTCTACTGATAAATCCAAATTACTCTATTTCTTTTTCATTAAGTAATTGTAAAGCGTTATTTACTAATTCAACAGTTTTATCTCGTCCATACATCTTATAGAAATCTGATATATCTTTAGCACCATACTTTCTAGGAATCCAGACACATTTAATGTCAAATTGTTTCCTAAATTTATTCATATTATGAATACCAGCAAGGTCATTGTCATAAAATATTATAATAGTGTTGAATTTACTTTTAAGTTTATTATACTGATTTTCAGTTAAAAATAAATTTTCAGAATTTGGTGCTAATGCAGGTATCCCTAAAGAGTATAAGCACATTACGTCTTTCATAGATTTAGTTATTACTAGAAAGTCTCCTCCATCAGGAAGTTGCTTAGCTCCTTGTAACATAACAGATTTCCAATTAGATAAAAATCGAGGTTCCTTACGTCTGTGTTTCGGCATATAGATACGCCATAACTCAGTTCCGTTAGAATTTTTTCCTCGATAATATCCGAATATGGGATGAAATTTACTTGACTTAGTGTAAATACTTCCATTAATAAAAACGGTTTCACAAGAGTAAACCCTAAATTTCTTTAAGATTTCTCTTGTGACACCGTACTGTTCCCACCACTTAAGTTCTTCTTCTGTATAATCTTTGGCTTCTATTTGAATATTAGCTTCCTTGGTTTCAGTAAACTGAGTCTCTACTATCTCAATAGGTCGCTCACATTTCTTCAATTTGGGATCACTTATATATCCAAAATCATTAGCAATAATTTTTAATGCCATATGATAACTACAATTGTATTTATACATAACGACATTTATAAAATTACCGCTAAATGAACCATTAAAGTCTTTAAAAATTATATCTCCTCTTTTATTTCGATAAAAAGCACATGTGGGCTTTTGGTCTACTCTTAGTGGAGATTTAAAAAGACCTTTTTTAACAGGAAGACCTAAGTAATAGGTTAAATAAGTTTCTTGAGAATTTCTATCCAATAAATACTCTTTAGTGATTGTAGTTACTAATTTAAATTTCATTTTTACTGATTTAATTTAGACTACAAAGATAAAGAATATTTATCAAATATCAAAATCAATATCGTCAGAACTTTCAGTATTTTCAGAAATTGAATCTTCATCTTTCTCGACCTCGGTAGGAGTTGTTTCCTTAGCCTTCTTCATCTTCTGAGTCTCATAAGGAGTAAAAGCTACCTTATCTCCTAGCCAATTATTAGAAATATAAGCTTCCTTACTAGTCTTATTAATATTAATAAAGCTAGGTACAGTTGCATATCCCTTATTATTGCCTATAAGTTTGAGATTAGTTTCTTTATCTACAGCCTTAGCGAGAGCTTTCTGCATAATGCCTACAAGCTTCTCAAAATCTTTGGGAAGGTCAAGTTCTACTCCCTTCAACTTCTCAAAAGCCTCTGGAGCTAATGCTGAAGCAATATGTGCAATAGTAAATTGCAATTGCTCCATAGCAGAAGGAAGTTCCCAATCTCTACCTCCAGTACTACCAGTTACTCGTTTATCTCCGTCGTCACCTGGACAGAATACCATATGATTATATATTCCATCTGGTCCTTCAAAGTTAAATTGCATTGCTTTCCAAACTCTACCCTCTGATGTGGTACCAGTTTTTAGTTCAACACCTTTGAAAGCGACCTTATTAATAGTCCAAGCTTTCAATCTTGTAACAGCAGTTCCGTTAGTCTTCGATAGATTAAAATTCATTTTCATCAAAATTAAAGTCAATATCAGTAATCTCGAAAGTAGAAGGATCTTCTTCAAGTTCTGTTAAATCGTCTTCAATTTTGGGCGATTCAGTAACCTCAATATTTTCATCTTCTTGAACTGGAAGTTCTTTATTGCCTATCATTTGATATAGTCCATCTTCATAAGGAATAAGAGCAAACTCATTTCCATATTCAGACAAAACATTATTAGCAATACCTCTACAACTAACAGTTAAACTCTTTGTAAGTTTATTGCCAGCCGTAGACTTCCAACTCTTAGAAGACCCAATAATGGGCACCTTAACATTCTTGGATTCGGGTAGATTATTATAATTAATAATCAATCGATCTCCAGCAACCACGTTTAAAAGATTTGCTGCTGCTTGATTAAGACAATATTTATTTTCTTCAAGAACAATCTTAGGTTCTCCAGAATCTACTGTCTTTTTATCCTCCTTGATTATCTCCGGAGTACCAATGGGAGTATACTCATTGGTTTCCGGATTATAATCAAAAGTACAGAGCATTTTAACGATCATTCGTTATAATATTTAGTCATTGTATCAACTACTAGTCCTAAATCATTAGGAATAAAATCTTCCTCAAACATTCCTTCTGGAGTCTTTGCAGGAATTTCAATTCCATCCACTCTCAACTTATGAGTATAAAATCCATAAGTAGGAACACCGTTCTCATCAAACTGAGGTTCACAATAAAGAGTTATTGCAACATTTTCCAATGGATCATACATTTTATCAAGTAATTTTCCAACAGTTGATGCTTTATAACTCTTAATGCCGCCATCGCTTTCTACAGATTCAGTATGTAAAAGCATAAATATATTAAGGTCGTCCCGTAAGCTAGAACACTTCTGAATAATTTTTCTAAAGTGATCTGCTAACTCATTATACTTATCGAATCCACGTTCTGAAGCTCTATCAAAGAACTCATTACGCATGATATAAATACCATCATCGATAACTATATTCTTAATACGTTCAAGCTTATTTATCTTATCTAATAGTGCAACGGTTTTATCCCAAGAAGAAATCTTAAACAGATTTTTCTTTTCAGAATTATATAATTTAGCACTTCCCTTGAAAGGAAGTCGCTTACCTAACACGTTAATGACAATAGTTTCCTCTGGGTTTAAGGATTTAATACTAGTGCTTTTACCATGACCACTAGCTCCTAATACTACAACAAAATTACTCACTTTACAACGTAAATGTTATATTCTTAACTTCTGTATCTGATAAAGTCCAGTCTGGGGATTTGAATCTTTCGTAATCATTAATTTGATCTGGCTTTGGTAATTCTTTAAATATAGAACAATCTCCATAATATCCTAATCCAACCGCAATATCTGACGTACCAAATCGGGATTTTAAGAGAATCGCTGCTATAAAATTATGTCCAAGTTCCTTAATGTTATATCCTCTATAACTAGATAACTTAAACTTTATAGGAGCGTGTAATGCAATAACCACGTGACTATCTTCATACATAGCCGCGGAGTCTTTGAAATCTGAACTATCGGGTTCTTGCATAGCTTGTTTTAGTCTTTCTGGATTATTTGCATTGCGATTAAATTGCATAATATGAACAGGAGATATATTATATCTATTTCTCATTTGAACAGAATAAGATGAAATTAAATCCATTTCTTCTTTCTTACTTCTGCCATTACTGGCCCTAGTAAGACTCATATGATCAACAAACACACATATAATTCTATCAGTATTATTTGGAATATACTCACCATCAGGTGTAAATGTTCCAAACTTTTGTAAATCCTTAATTACACAATTCTTATAACGTTCTGCATTTAAGATTGAATCATGAAATATCAAACGTTCATCTAGTAAATCAAGAAATTCACCGCATTGTTTTACTAAATCATAATGATCATCAGTCAGCCTAGTATCCTTACCTCTAGAAAACAATTCCTTATAGGTCAATTGTTCTCCAAAGTGTTCATATATGTACATAGATAATAACTTAGCATAAATTTGCTCTTGAGTCATCTCTAGATTGAACATAATGAAATAAGGATCTCTATCAACTTCTTTATCTGTTTGATAATCCATTAATGGCTTATATATAAATGAATATAAACTGAAAGTACTCTTACCTACACCACTTTGAGCAGCAATTAGATAAGATGTACCAGGCAGTAATCCATCCATATACAATTCCAGCTTAGGTAATCCAATCGATAATCCTATATTTTTACCTACTCTGCCCTTATCAATAAGGTCAAATAGCCGTTGCTTACCCGTCATATAATTGTAGTAGTATCAAAGGACATCATACCATTTCCATCTTTGAGTTCTTCAATACTTTGCCACATTTTACTAATAACAAAGTCTGCAATATTCATATTTAATAGATTACATCCATTTTCTTTTCCCCACGATATAAGTTCCAATATATGTTTATGTTTCTCTAAATTCCAACCTATCGACTTTCCATACATAAAATAGAAATCTTCTTCAGAAGAAAATTTCTTACCATAATTCTTTAACGGTGCCTCAGAACCGTTTATAATGGCAATAGACGGATATGTGTTAAAAAATTCTTGCCCAAGTTCACCGCTAAATTTACGATAATTATGTAGAAAATTCTTATTAAATTCAATAGATTCGGGGTCTAAAGTTTCACCAACATTTGGAACCTTGAAACTTTTATTTATAATTCCTTTCTTTTGTAAGCTAATTAATAAATCTCGAATAGAAACATTGATAAGTTTACTTATAGAATAATAGCGAACTAAATATTCTGGATGTCCTTCTTCAATGCTTGCTAAAAATAATAACTCTAACAAAAATACTTCTTCGGCCGTTAATTTATAACGTTCCATTAAAGATAATTGTTGTCCAAGTTCAAGTAATTCCAATTAAATAAACGGTTTTAAGTTAACAAATAACCAATCTATTTAACTGTAAATCGTTTAGCCTCCTTTCGGAGTGTGAGCGTTACATACAAAAATTTAAAACCTAAACAGCATCGAAGTCTGTTTATTCTTCTTTTTGGTAAAATCTTTACCTTCTAGTAGATTCACAAGATTTTCTTCGTCAATAGTAATATAGTTACTAGTACCTACACTATTTTGAAACCATTGTTCTTCTACAGTACCTTTAATAACTAGATTAAAGATTTCTACAACTTTGCCCTCTTGAGCTCTTAGAACTCTACCTCGACGTTGGGTCTTTACTGTCTTGCTACTATTCATTCCAAGAATAACAGCAACGGATAAAGAAGGATCGTTAAATCCTTCATTTAACTTCATAACAGTATTTAAAGTTCCTCTGTCTTGATTTATGAATTCTTCAAGAGTAATTCTTCCCTTCTTTGCAGAATCTTTACCTGAATAAACTTTACCATATTTAATTTGCTCAGCCATAGCAATTGTTGCAGAAAATGTTACACATTTTCTATCTTGCCTATGTTCAAGAATTAAATTAGTAAGTTCAATCTTTCTAGGATGATTATTTATGTACTTCTTCCTAGCTTGTAAAGTTCTGCTAAAGCCCATAGCATGTATAAGGACAGTTTTCACTTCCAAATTGTGCTCTTTGGCATATCTAACACGATATTTCCAGTCAGTAGCACAAGACATAGCTACAGGAAAATTGAAATTAAAAAAGGAAAAATGTTCAGTAAATTCCTTATTAAAATTTCTATAAGTTTCAATATCGGCTGGTTGTATTAAGACTAGATATTCTCTATAATCAGATAGCCATCCATTAGAAATTGCTTCTTCTGTAGTTATAGTATCGATTATAGGACAATATTTAGAAATAAGTTTATCTCTGCCATCTAGTCGTTCAAAAGTAGCAGTTAAACCAAGTATAAGTTTAAACTTTACATTCTCAAAAGTATTAAACAATGAGTCTGCAGCACATCGATGGATTTCATCAAGTACTAATAAGTCACACTCATATTTGTTCCTGCTTGTATCATACATAGTTCTAACTTCTCCAGATAAATTCCAGTCTTGCAACTCTTTCATCCATTGAAGTCTGATAGGATCACTAGGAACTACAACTAATACTGACTTAGTAGGATTTTTAGTTAGAAATCTCTTTATAGACATTAAACCCATACGAGTCTTTCCAAATCCTACAGCAGCATTAATAGTTCCTCTACATTTATTACCGACCCAAGCATCTACTGCTACTTGCTGTCTCTGAGTTCTACTAGAAGGAAGATTGAATAAGCTTAGCTGGCCATCCATTAAATGGACTGACCCTTAGATTCTAGAACTAACTTGATCTGACGTTCTCTATTCTCCCACTGTTTAATATGGAACTTTACGTCATTCTCTAAAGAGAATAGGATGCGATTACGTAAAGTCTTCAACTGTATAGTACTCATTTCAGAATACTTCTTACTCTTAAGACTGATCATAGCTCTCATTTGAGCTAAAGATAAACCTTTAGAATTTACTCGGATACTTGCAGTAGGCTTCAGATCCAAGTATTCTCTAATATAATCAGGAGTAAGTTTAATTTTGTCTTTATTAAGTTTCTCTTTCTCTTCCTCACTTGCCCAAATACCTTGTTTAAGTAAGAAAGTAAGAGTGATATGCTGTTTAGAGAACTTACCCAGCATATCAAGACATGCTTCTAATACAGTACCAATGGTTAAATTTTGAAATTCAACAGGACACTCTCCAACAGCATAAGCTATAGGATCAATATCTCTGTTTACAGAAGGATTGTTATCTAGGAATTCTTTAAGGGCAGTAAGGAAGGAATATCTTGGAATACCCTTCTCATCAGAAAGCCAACGTAAGAACAATTCGGCATTACATTTCATTCGTTGTTCATCAATGATATCTAGTAGTGCATACCTGCCTGGATTTTCACGACTGGTATTATATAACATAGATTCACAATGTCTATAGAATGTACGTAATTGTTCAGGTGAACAATCAACTAATCTAATTTCTTCTTGTTCAAAATCTCCGTTAGCGTTCTTAACTTTCTGACCCTTCCAAACAAAGGAATTAATGTCGTTTTCCTTTTTAGCTAAAGCTTCTTTCAGCCTTTCTCCAATTATCATTTTAGCTTAATGTTAACTTGACATATTAAAGGATCTATTACATTA